GATCGGCGCCTACACCGGCACGACGAGCACGGTGGCTACGATCCTCTGGGGCGCGCAGCTCGAGCTCGGGAGCGCGGCGACCTTGTACCTGCCCACCACCACGGCACAGGTCACGCAGGATGATTACAACTTGGGCGCGACCGGGATCTTTACCACGCCCTTTGGCGCCTTCTCGAACGGCACACTGCTCTGGTCGGGCTCCTTCTACTACCGCTGCCGCTTCGATCAGGATCACTACGATTTCAAAAAGATAATGAAGGGACTCTGGTCGCTCGACAAGGTCGGCTTCACGAGCGTGACATTGTGAGAAGCGTCTCCGCGAAGACGCAATCGCTGCTCGCCTCGCGCCAATACATGGTCGCGGATCTTTTCGATATCACCCTGCAGACCGGGCAGAGCTATCACTTCACTAGCTTCGACGTTCCTCTCAATAATGTCTCGATATTTTCCCCCGCCGGCGGCCCATTCAACTATCAGACTGGACTCTCGATCAAGCGCGGTGAGATGAAGCGCGCGGCCGGCACCAACGGCGGCCAGCTCAAAATCACGCTCTCACCCCGATTCGACTCGCCCGCAGCGCCGGTGCTGATCAACGGGTATCCCTTGATCCAGGCATCGCGCATGCATTTCTTCGACAACGCGACGCTGCAGCTGAACCGGCTTTTCATGCCGGGACCTGGATACGCTTTCAGCGGGACGAGCGTTGTCCCTGGCGCTTGGGTGCTCGATGTATCGGCCCAGGCGAACGGGGATTTTCTCGGCTCCATTCAGGATGTCCAGGCGACTCGGTTTAAAACCGACATCACCGTCGATAATTATCTCGCGCTCCTCGGCAATCAGCAGATGCCGAGACAGCTCACGGGCCCGGGCTGCTGGCACCAGGTCTACGACCCTGGGTGCGGGCTTCTGAAAGCCGCGTTCTCAACGAGCGCGCACGTCACTGCGGTCACCGATGCTGCGCACTTTCAGAGCAATCTTGCGCAGGCTGATGACTACTTTGACTTAGGCGTCATCACCTTCACCTCGGGGGTGAATGCCGGTTTTTCGCAGAACGTCACGAGCTACAAGCACGCGAGCGGAGCGCTGGTCTTAAGGTATCCGTTTCCCGCCCCGCCGGCGGTGAACGATAACTTCACGATCTACCCGGGCTGTGATCTGCAGCAGGCGACCTGCAGCGGCAAGTTCAACAATCTGCCCCATTTCGGCGGCAATCCTTACACACCGGTGCCGGAGACCATCATCGATGGCGGCACGAACGCTCCGCCGGCGCAGACCGCCGGCAAGCAGGCTGGCTCAATCATTGGGAGCATGCCCACCGGCCAGACGCCCTATGGCGGCGGCGGGCAGTTCAAGACATGACGACGCGCGCGGCCGTCATCGCCGAGGCCTTGAGCTGGCTCGGGACGCCCTTCCATGACTGCGCTTCCGTGAAGGGTGCTGGCGTCGACTGCTTGAATCTCATCAAGGCCGTCTATGTAAATTGCGGCTTGATCGAAGACTTCGTGTTGCCGCCATACAAACCGCAGTACGGCTATCACCGATCGGACCCGCTCTTTTTGAAGGCGCTCGAGCAATACGCGCATCGCGTCGAGCGGCCAGAGCCAGGCGATGTCGCGATGTTCTGGTATGGCAGGCAGGCCGCGCACAGCGGCATCGTCATCGATGCGCAAACCATCGTGCACGCCTTCTCGCCCGTGGGCCGCGTCACGAAAGGCGCGCTGCGTGACCATTCTCAGGTGGCCGCCGGCGAGCGCGGCGCCATCGATTCGTATTGGAGTGTTTTCCCATGAGCGGCATGTTCGGAGGTGCCACGAACTCGCCGACGCCGGAAGTCTATGCCGGCATGCAGGTCTCCACCAGCATCATGGGCCAGGTCAAGCCCTACATCACAGGGCGGACCCGCGTCGGCAGCAACCTTACCTGGTACGGCAATTTTCAGAAGCACGGTACCGGTGGGTCGAACAAAGGTGGCGGCGGTGCGCCGACGAGCAACACGTATTCGGCAGCGTTCATCGCCGAGCTCACGTTAGGCCCAATCACCGGGGTCTTTCAGGTCTTTCACGATCGCTCGCTTGTCACCCTCACATACGAGAACCTGGCGCTCGCTTTGGGTGGCGCGACCTTTCAGGGATCGATCTCAGGAACCGCTCTCACCGTTCACGGGCAGCTCGCCGGCGCGATCGAAGTCGGCGGCACGCTCTCCGGCGCCGGGATTCCCCAAGGTGTCACGATCGTCTCGGGGAGCGGCACAAGCTGGGTCATCAGCACCTCGCTCGGCACGATCGCGACCGAGTTCATGTATGTGACGCAGCCGGTATGGACCGGCTACCCGGCAGGCACGCCCGCGGGCCAGCTGCTCTCGTACTCCGGGACCTCTTACGTCGCCTCATCGAACTATAACTTCGGCAGCTCGGCTTCCATGCCGAATCTCACTTTCGAGACCGAGGCCGGTGGCATCGTCGCAGGATATTCGGATGCGCACTCTCTCTTCGATGCGAGCTGCGACAACATCATCACGGATTACCTTACCAATCCGATCACCGGCGCCGGATTCTTAGGAACGATCAATACCGCGCTTCTGACGGGATCGACCAACACCTTCCAGGCCTATTGCATGGCGCAGGGCATCATGCTCTCGCTGTACGAGAACAATCAGCGCGCGGCCACCGACTGCATGAAGGAAATCATGCAGATCACGAACTCGGATTTCGTGCTCTCCTGCGGCGTTTTGAAGATTATTCCGTACGCGGATACGGCGGTGAGCGGCACAACCGCCGATGGCGCCAATTGGTCCTATACGCCCAATCTCACGCCGCTCTTCTCTTTCGGCGACGGGGATTACTGCCCACGCACGGATGCCGACGGCGCGCCCACCGAAGAGCCGGTCACCCTGACCGTGAAGGCGACGCGCGACACCTACAACATGGTGAATGTCGAGTATCTCGACAGATCGAACTATTACAACCCGAGTCCTGCCTTCGCCCAGGACAACAACGACATTGCGCAGCGCGGCCCGCGGTGCATGCCAACTGTCACGCTGCATGAGATCACGAATGCGGTCACGGCGAAGCTCGTCGCAGGCCTCATCCTCAATTGGCAGCTGTACGAGCGCAACACCTATATGTTCCGTGTGCGCTACGACTATTGGCAGCTTGAGCCGATGGACTATATCGCCATCAGTGACAAAGGCCTGCAGCTCACGAACCAGGTCTGCCGCATCACCGAGGTCGCGGAATCCGAAGATAACTATCTCACCATCACCTGCATGGAAGTGCCGGGCACTGTGCGCAGCACGCCGCAGTACAACTGGAGCGGCTCTCAAGGGTATGTCGCCAATTTCGATGCTGATCCGGGCAATGTACAGGCGCCGGCCATTTTCGCGATGCCGCCGATCGCGGCGGCGATGTCCGCCGGCCTCACCCTAGGCATCGCGGTTTGCGGGCCAACCATAGCGACCGCGTGGGGCGGCTGCTATGTCTTTGCCTCGGTCGATGGCGGCACGACTTACGACTACGCCGGAACGATCGGGGATAATGGCCCGGCGCGCTATGGCACGCTGACCGCAAGCTTAGGCGCCGTTCCGGATCCGGACACCAGCTCGACGCTCTCGGTGCTCCTGGCCAACACGACCGAGCAGCTCTCGACGTCGGTCACACATGCCGACGCGGATGCCGCGCAGACCCTCATCATGGTCGGCAGCGGCGCCACGGTCGAAGTCATGTCATACGGCACTGGCTCTCTGGTAAGCGCGGGCGCGTACAACCTTTCGTACCTGCGCCGCGGCCTATACCAGACGCAACCTCACGCGCAAATCTCCGGCGCGCAGTTCGTGCGACTCGACAATTCGATTTTCCAAGTCGCAGTCGATAGCGGCATGAGCGGGCAGACGATCAACTTCAAGTTCTGCTCGTTCAACACCGTCGGTCGCAACGTGCAGTCGCTCGCCTCGGTCACGGCGTATCCGTATGTGATCCCGTCCAATTTCGGCGGATCCGCGATATTCAACTCGACCTGGCTCTCGGCGGGCGCGGCCGTGATGCAGAGTCCGACGAGCGCATTCAAACAGACGACCAGTGCGTCCGGTTGGGACTCCTCGATCTATTCGGCCCAGAGCTTCACGAACGGCTGCTCGGTGCAGTGGTATTCGAGCTACCCGAGCTCCTCGACGACACCGAACCGGGTCTTTGTGGGTTTGACGCTAAACCCAGCGGCGAATCTCACTGGCCCGAATAACTACACGAATTTGAATTTCTCGATGGAGGTTGATGAGACTGTTCCCGGGGTTCAGATCTATGAATCCGGAACGCTGATCGGCACTTTCGCGACCAGTTACACAACATCGACGCTGCTGCAGATCCTCTACGACGGCAAGCATGTCCAGTATTACATCGCCGGCGTCCTGGTCAGATCGGTGCCGATCGCAGATCATACCTTTTTCGTGCAAGCGTGTTTCTTTGATCCCGGCGCTGCCATTTACGGCCTGTCCTTCTCCTCATCGACGCAAGTAGCAACGCCCTTCACGCTCGTGCCGATGTCGATCAACACAGCGGCCGCCGGCACTGGAATTAGGTCTAATAACCTTGGTTCGAATGGATTTGGGACCAAGAATTTCAAGAGCGCCGAAAGCTATAACAATGGCGCGCAGCTCGCATTTCAGGTCAACCCCTTAAGTGACGCGCAATTCATTGGCTTTTCCACGGCGCCGGCGACCGGAGATACAACAGGGCTTCTGTACACGCTCGCCGGCTGGTACCCGCACGGCGCATCGAGCACCTGCCACATCCTTTTCAATGGCGCGAATCTTGGAAACTTTGGCGCCTATGCGACGCTCGCCGATGTGTTCTCGATCACCTACGATAACTTTACGTTTAGGTGGTGGAGAAACGGCACCTTAGTTCACCAGGAATATTTTCCGAGCGCCGGGCCATTGTTTTTGTTCGGCGACTTCTTCGAAGTGAATGAGGGGTTTGCGAACATCTCATTCTCGCCTTATGGATTGCAATCACCGAACCCGTTCGTGGCTTCAGGCAACGCCGTCACGCATGACTCGACTGCCACGAAGCTCGGCGGCAGCAATGGTTGGGATAGCGCTCTTGTCAGCATCAATGCCTACAAGCAGTGCCATGTGCAGGGGAAACTTAGCAGCGTTGCTGCTGCATCCAATGATGTTTTCATAGGGCTGACGACCAACCCGCAAGGCTTGGCTGCGCTCACATCCAATAACTACGTCGATATCAACTATGGATGGCATTTAGACGGCTCGTCGACGACCTGGGAGATATGGGAGTCAGGAACTTTGATTGCCGGCGCCGGCGCGGCGGCCGTCACTGACCTCGTCGCGATAACCTACGACGGCGCGACGATCACCTATCTTCTGAATGGCGCGGTGATCCGCACGGTGTCGGTAGCATCGCTGCTGCTCTTTGCCGGTGTTGCCTTCTTCTACCCCAACTCCGCGGGCGTCAGTTCACTCTCCTTCGGCCCTGGCACCACGCTCGATGTAATCGATACGCCAGAAATACGCGCGAATGGCGTGAGCCAGATGGGATCTAACTTTAGCGCTACTTTGGTTCAAAACGTCACCGGTCCATCAGGCACGGTTGTTGACACCACAATAATAACGCTGACTGTCACAACCACGGGTTTTCCAGTAGCTGTAGATGCAATGACCAATGGTTCTTGGGGAACGTCCAGCGGACCGATAAATCCCGCGATTGCGTTGCTATCGGTCTATCGTGATGGAACGATTTTACCGTCGTCTCAGTACGACGGTACACAGTACGTCGCTGGAAGAGCTCAGTCACCGAACATCCCCGTCACTCTCTCAATAACCGACAGCCCTGCAGCGGGTTCGCACACCTACGAATTACATTACCAAGGGAAAAGTACTGGAGTGACCGGAACTATTACGGCTGATTTCGTAAATAATTTCATCAAAGTGCGGGAGATCAAGAAGTGAAGATCCTCAGCTTCTACCATAAAGACACGGGGATTTTTATCGGCAATCAAATGATACTGTCCGACGATTCGATGGTGAAAGCCAATACTCCGCCGGATCACATTGCGATCGACGGCCACCACGACCACATGCGAAAACGCGTCAACGTCGAGACTGGCGAAGTAATCGATTACCAGCCGCCGCCGCCGTCGGCCGAGCATGTCTGGGATGAGTCGACCAAGACTTGGAACCTGAACGCCGCCGCCATGGCAAAAATCGAACGGCGCCGGACTGCGTACGCGCGCATCTCGATCCTCGAGAGTTCGAGCCTTCGCGCCCTGCGTGAGCACGCGCTGGGGCTGCCCGGCGCGGATCAAAAGCTGAAAGACATCGACGCCGAAATCGCGGCGCTGCGCGCGGACCTGAAGGAATAGACCGATGGGATCTTTCCTCAACGCTCCGGGCATCGTCCGGATCGCGATAGCGCTTGCGTTCTGGCTCTTCTTCGCGCTGATCCAGATCGTCAATGTGCCGCTCATCGTGCTCGGCTGTTTCATTTGCCTGTGGCCGGCGCTCGCGAAGGCCTCGAAGCTTTGGTGGAACTCGGATGACGGTGCGGTGGGCGCGACGTACTGGGCCCGGTATCGCTGGCTCGCGTGGCGCAATCCGGTCGCCAACTTTCGGCGCATTCCGTTTGTCGCGGGCGCGGGACGCCCGCTGCTTTATCACTGGTGGACGAGCACGCCGGCGGACATCAAATCCGGCCACTACATCAAGGTCGGCTGGGAATCAGGGGCGCCGTATTACCCCGTCTTTCAACCCTTCGGCGCCGGCCGAGGCTATTAAACCAAAGGAGCTAATCCATGTTCACGATGATCGTTGTTGGCATTGCCTGTCTGCTGCTGGGCGTCGTTCTCGAGGCCAAATTCGGCGCCGCGGGCAAGGCTGAATATGCGGCATTGAAGACCGAAGTAACCGCGCTCATTACCGAAGTGCGCGGCGCAAAGTCGGCGGCCGCCGGCGTCGTCGAGAAGGTCGCGGCGGACGTCGCAACGGTTGAAAAGAAGCTGTGAGCTCGCGCAGCCTCGATGACCTGCGGCCGGAGGTGCGGCCGCTGGTCGACGCGTTCCTGGCATCTTGCGCGGCCGCCGGCGCTGATCTCATCGTGACATGCACGCTTCGATCGAATGATGAGCAAACGGCGCTCTACGCTCAAGGGCGCACGAAGCCCGGGCACATCGTCACGAACGCGAAGGCCGGGCAAAGCGCGCATAACTACGGCCTGGCGCTCGACATCGTTCCGATAGCCAACGGCAAGCCGGACTGGAATGGCAGCGATCCGGTATGGAAGACGATCGGCGACCTCGGCGTCGCCGCCGGCTTAACCTGGCTCGGATCTCCTGGCTCGACGTTTCCGGAGGAGCCGCACTTCGAACATCCGGATTGGCGCTCGCTCGCGGGGCTCGATGCATGAACCTGCAGGCCGACGCTGTCACGGATATAGAGAACGCCGTTCGCGTGCTGACATCCAAACAGTTATGGCTCGATTGGGCTGAAGTTTTCGACAGCTGGCGAATAGTGCCGCGCGCGATTATTTTCATGATCACGCACATGGTGATCACCCTTGATACGACGATTGTCTATTGGTTCATTCATTTGCCAAACGAGCACCGCTCGGCGTCCGACGCCACGGCCGCCGGCGCGATCGTTACCGTGCTCTCGACGCTATTCGGCGTCGCTCTGAAGTTCTATATCGATAATGGCCGCAAGTGGGTGCAACCGGCCGCAGCGACAAATGGATGACGAATTCAAGCTGTACGGCGATGACACCATGCGCCACCTCGAGGCCCTCGCCAGCCGGCCGGACGCCGAGGTCAGATACAAGCTTGCCCTCGTCTATGCGCTCAAGGATTTCCGGCGCGAGCTACGCGCTACCAAGGGTGAGATTATCGCGCGCATCGGTAGGGCTGAGAAAACGATCATCGGCCCCGGCAAAGTCGCGCACATCGTGAAGAGCGAGATGAAGGATGACCAGCGGGTCGGGAAGCTGGAAACCGACATCAAGAGACTCTGGTGGTTCGTCGGCATTCTCACCGTTGCGATCATTGGATTGGCGATCGCAAAAGCCTTGAAGTAAGCATGGAAAGGGGTGGCACGCGAAATGAAGACGTTTTTTGGGTGGGCGAATGAAATCGACGCGATCTTCGCGATCGTGTGTGTCACTTTTTTGCTTGCCTTCGTGATACTGACGATTCTTTTACTGCGCGGCGGCCGTTCGCTCGAAACCAAAGCGGTGCTGGATGCGATCGATGAGACGCGAACCCAGCTCGGCAATGTCGACAGCCGCATCGAGCAGAATCATCGCTTCGTCGGCAATTGGCTTCGCCGGCTCCTTGCGCGGTTCGGATTTCTCGATGATGCCGCTCAGAGCGCCGTCAATGAGATCAAGAAAAGGCCGCGAGACGACGATGGGGATTAAGCTGCGCGAACTCGAGGCCGAGTTCACCAAGCACTTCGAACGGCCGGCCACGCCCGAGGAAATAGCACTCAATCCCCATCTGCCGCCAATCAGGACCAGTTTTCAGCGGGTCGATACTCTCGCAGAAGCCGATGGCATCTGGTTTCTGTGCCCAAAATGTTTTGCCGACAACAAGGGTCCGGTCGGCACTCACATGGTCTGCATTGGGTTCGTGGGGCGTGCGCCGGCCGGTAGTTATACGCAAGGCTCGAATGGAGAAGATACACGCTGGAACGTCGCCGGCGGTACCGGGCTCGATGACCTGATCCTGACTCCGTCGATTCAGACGCTCGGCGGCTGCAATTGGCATGGCTTCGTTGGTTCAAGCGGCGTACCGCCAGGAGAGGCAGGATGAAAGGGCGACGCGTACAACCGACCCAGTACGGCTGGGCCCCGGAGCTTGAGCCTGGCGATTACGTGCGGCTCATGCCCACAGCCAACGAGGACGGCACACCGCTGCGCACGGATTTCGACTGGTCGAAGCATTACCCGCTATGGCTCGCCTGCGCGCCGAACGGGCACACCGCCAACATCACCGGCCACAAGATCGAGGAGCACGAGGACGGCACCATTACGGTCTCGCCGAGCATCCTGATCTGGACCAGCAACGATCAGGGAAAGACCCGGATCGAACTCTTCCACGGGTTCCTAGAACGCGGCATTTGGAGAAACGCATGAGCATCATTCCCGCGGCCGCAGAGCCGTATGTGATCTACGTCAAACTTGCGGTCTTCCTGGGCGTTATCGCCGCGGCCGCGACCGCCGGCTTCCATTTTGGCGGTCTCTCAAAAGACGACGAACTGAACCGCTATAAAACCGACGTAGAAGCCCAACACGCGGCGCAGTTGAAAGCCGTCGCAGACGTCTACCAGAAGCAATTGGTCGACGCGCAAGCCCACGCATTAACTCAGCAGGGGGTAACCGATGATCTCAATAAAAAGCTTGAAGGTTCCGGTTCTGTCGCTTCTGGCCTCGCTCAACGCATGCTCGACGACCAAGCCGCTGCCGCCGCTGCCGCCTGCAATCGTCCAGTGCCAAAAGGAGGAGCCGTGGCCGGAGCAGCTGCTGGATCCGCCGGAGTTCCCCGTGGCGATCCAGAAGCTGTGCGACTACTACAGGGCGCACTCGACGCCGGGACCCGCGACGCTGACCGTCTGCGAGCCGCCCAAGCCTTAAGTCCGAACCCGCCAAAGCAGCCGTGAGGCTGAAGCCGGCGATCGACGACGATATCGAGGATTACTTCGCGATGCAGGAGCGCAAGACCGCGAAGAGTAAATTTCCCACGCCAGCGCCGCCTCCGCCAGTTCCAGACCCGCCAGCGCCGATCGAGGATCTCGATATCACCGTGGAGGAATCACCTGGCCAGGACGGCCTCGACACCATAGTCGAAAAGGTGAAGCGGTTCTGGGATCGCACGTGAGAGGCCGGCGCAGACCGGTCCAATTCAGCGAGGCAGCGCTTGATGCCTGGTACGCCAAGATAGACGGGATCAGGCAGGACAGGGCAAAGAAGGCGGCCAAGGCGGCCGCTATCCCTGCGGCTTCAGCCGGTACAGATTTGTCTCCGGCCAGATCTCAATCACGCCGCGCGCCTTGAGCAGCTCGGCCGCCTTCTTGGTCGCCTCGAGGTTCCCGATCCTGTGCCACTTGGTCGGATGCTCGGATGCCCATTCGAGCATCGCGAGCATCTGCTCATCGACCAGGCGCTCTTCTTTGGTGAGCTTCTTCGCCACCCATCAAGAATGCCACGGATTACGGCGGGCAGACACCACTGCGACACTGCGGCGAGCCGCCGGGCGCGATCTGCCGGTCGTGAGCTTGTTGATCGTGGTGATGCTCGGCCACCGCCGCGATCGACCCGACGACGACCGCCGAACCGACGGCGCACCAAACGGGGTGCTCCCGGCAGGTGGCGCAGCCGCTGATAGTGGACATAACGACGAGCACTCCGATTGCGATTTTCATAGTACTTCCCTGTGTTTTCGACCCTGAATTGACACTACGCATTTATCATCCTCCGTTTCAATAGTCCATGTAGTCCCTGCGTCACAGGCCGCTCGATAAGCCGATAGCAGCCCCATCCCGCCAGCGCGCATACCGTCAGCGCCACCGCCATAAAGGCATACCCCGCCAGCGTCGATTGCCCAATGAAATGCCTCCACACGACCCGCAGCGCGCCGAGCGTGAAGATGTGCGTGAGATAGATCGAGTAGGAGGCATTCCCCAATTCGAGCAGCGGGCGAAACCTGAT